ATTTTGTTTGTAAAGAACTTAATGTAAATCCTTTGGATAAACTCGATAATAGTATCGAACATTACTTACCACTCGTAAAATCAATTATCCGAATGGAAAATGGAAAACAACCTTATGACGATGAGTTGTTGGTGGAAGGAATGTATAAAGCATGGGAAGGATATCCGACTGGTTCTTCAGCAAGTTAGAACGCTGGAGTGCTTCAATTCATGTATACGCATGGAATAAAAGATACAGTAAAAAGAAATGGATTCGCTACCAAGGTAGTCGAACAGGCTTTATCTATACTTTAAGAAAGGATTAATATGTGGTTGAATATATTATCAATGGGTCTTAAAACAGCAGGACACATTTACAAAAATAAACAAAAAACAAAAATGATGATGTCTGATGCTCAGGCTCATCATGCCGAAAAAATGGCAAGAGGTGAAATTGAATATAAAGCGAAAGTTATTGAGAGTAATGATAA